AAAATCGTTATATTGACCAGCAGCCGTATAAAAGACCGTACGGCCTTGGCTGATCCAAACACGACCTTGAAACGTCTCAAGTCCATTGTTGGGCTGGATCGTTGCGGTAGCATTAGCAGTTGCTCCGTTACCGCCACCGCCCGTGATTGTAACCGTCGGGTTGCTGGTATAGCCAGAACCGGGGTTAGTCATCACAACGCCGATCACACTACCGCCCGCAATGATTGCAACAGCATTGGCATTGCTACCGCCACCGCCCGAAATGGTGACATTTGGCGTTGATGTGAAGTCTGTGCCGCCATTTGTAATGGTGACGCCAACAGTCCCCGTTGCAAAAGACAAAAATCCAGCAACGGCAGTCGCGTTATTGCCGCCACCGCCAGAAATAGTCACGGTTGGGGTTGATGTGTATCCAGAGCCCGCGTTTGTGACAGAAATAGCGCCAACAAGGCCAGAACCAAGAACCGTAGTCAGGTTTGCACCAGACCCGCCGCCGCCTGTGATCGTAATTGCCGGAGCAGTTGTGTACCCGAAGCCGGGATTGGTAACTTGAACGCCCCCAATTTTACCACTGGCAAGCGTTGTCACCACAGCTTGAGCTTGAACGCCTGTAGAAGAGGTAGGCGGGGCAATGGTAAGAGTTGGGAAAGAGTCAAATGCACTTCCACCATTGTTGATTGTAATGTTTGTAATGGTTCCCGAGGCATTTGAGATAAACGCAATAGCCGTCGCTTGAGTTCCATTTGTCTGGTTCGGAGCCGAAATGGTCACAAGAGGAGGCTGTGTATAACCAGAACCAGCGTTTGTGATCCCGATATTTGTAATGCAGCCAACAGTGATGAGATTAGCGCCATCCCATGTGTAATAACCCTTGGAAGGGTCAATAATGGTGGCGCGTTCGTTTTTCCATTGTTTTGTAACAACACCAGAACCGGAAAACGTACCAGCAGAGGCAATAGTGACCACGTTTCCCGTGTCTAAACGATAAGCTTGTGCTCTGCCGTCGGCTTGAAAGGCTACGACATAATCTTTGTTTTCGATATTAACGCTATCAAAATGCGTGACTGTGTTTCCCCAAGTGACATTTGCCACAACTTCTTGGGCAGGAACCACTTTGAGATTGCCATAGCCAATCGGCTGGATGTTTTCGATCCAAGCAAATTCTTCGTCAGCAATAGCCGTGCGATTGGCCTTAGTGTTAAGCGCCTTGAACGCTTTGACGACCTGATAGCTTTTCTTTTGTTCGGGTGACTGAGCCATTAGTACCCCGAGGCGTAAGCGTTAGGTATCCTGCGCGTGAATTGCGTCGAGAGGACGTTCTGAACGAGCTTCTGGTATTCGCCCTTGAAGATTTCGCTCTCGCCATAGCTCTGTTCGAAATACTTAGCCAGATGAGCGGCAAAGAACGGAACAGGCTGTTGGAAGGGCTGAACAATGTCAGTTTCAATGTCAGCAAGCAAAACAAGGTCTGTCGGCTGCACAACCGTGTCAATCTCAATTGTGTAGACCTGATCTGGAGACGGACCAAGGTAAAACTTTTGCGGTCCATAGTTTGAGAACGCAATCGGACGGTTGTAATAGTTCTGCCAGTAACGCAACTGGGCATTAAACTGCGACCAAGGCAAATAGTTCAGCGGCCAGCGCGAATTGCCCCAGTAAAGATTGATGTTGATAATGTCGAGCGTCTGAGCGCCATTGGGAAGCGACGAATAGTCGTAGACTTCTTGGTTTGTCACCGTTGCAGAAGTCTGAAGCTCACGCTTACAACCCGTGTCACGAACAAGCTGGTTGCGAGCCGTGTTGATATAGGCCGTCAGGTCTTGATCGGTATAGAAATTCGCATTGGCATCATGAAGAAGCCGTCTGGTCTGCGTGATGTAATCCTGTAGCGTGGTCATCGGTTATCCACATCATGCAGCCCGCGTCCCTTTCCCCTCCCCCTGTCTTGGAACAGGGAGGGGGGTCCGGTCTACCGTTGGGGACGTTTCGCGGTAGCCTTGAGGCCGGGTATCGGTAATTTCGAACATGTCGAGCTTAGCCAAAGCACCGGGCAAGTCGTTGGCTGTTTTAATCCAGCCAAGGCGTATGAGCGCTTCCGTCTTATCTGTCAGACCCAAACCAAAGTAATGCTGTGCGAGCGCAACAGGAACTTCGACGGGCTTTCTGGGAAGAAATTCGTATTTCTTTCCGTCCCACCCGCCGATGGTCTTTTCATTGCCTTTGTTTGTGACCCAAACAGTAGACATTAGAAGGTCACTATGTCGCCGTAGACGCTAATGAAAGCCTGACAATTAGCAACATTCGCCGTGACGTTCACGAACAGCGTATTTGCCGTGTAGGCAGTTTTAGCTGTATCGGTGTTGAGCGTCAGATCAACGAAGGTTGTGCTGTTGGTCAGGTTTGTCAGTGTCGTCAAGTTTGCGACAAGGTTAGCACCATCATTAGTAGTGCCAACAGTGATGTTCGCCGTTGCAGCGTTGGGGACAGCCCCGCCTGCGCTATTCGACAGGTTAGCAACGGTAATACGACGGATGATGTATTCCGTCGTACCACCTGTGCCACCGGACAAAATAGGCAGAGCCACAACCGCGTTAGCTGTAGTTCCGAGAGAGAACGGAGCTTTGATCGAAGCAATACGCTTGAAGCCAAAACCGTCCTGATACTCAGAGCCAACTTGGTTTGGATTTGCCATGTTTGCCCCTTAGGAGTTGTAAGTGCCAGTAGCAGCCTGACCACCGTTGACACCATACAGCGTAACCGTCTGTGTTCCGGTTGTCGCGTTGGCGCGAACATTGAAGCCGTCGCTTTCCAGCCAGCCAGCGGTGTTAGCTGCGTACCAAGTGGTCCAGCTATTTGCGCTGCCTGTGTAGGCGTTGATTTCAATGGTGACGTTGGCAGTTGCCGGGTAGATGTAAACACCAGCCGGGATGTACTGCGAGTTCAGCATTGCGGTTGAGTTGCCAGCGCCGACGTTCGAGACAGTCTGGGCTTGGAAAGTACCACCCGGAGTGCTTGTTGCGACGTTAGCAAGAACAATTTTTGAAAAACCACCAGCCATGTGACGATCTCCTTAGAGCGAGAGCGAGTTGTAGCCAGTCACCTTAGTCATCGACTTTGGCTTCGTGGAAACAAGCTCAGCAATGTTGATGACCGCGCCGACATAGCCAATCTGCCAGTTAGGCAGTGTGCTTTCGAAGCCCGTGAACACGAACTGGCCCTGCTCATGGATGTAGAGCGAGAGGTAGTTGGTGTTGAGGAGGTACAGAGTACCTTCTGGGCAGTACGGATCAGGATAGATCGGAACGCCAGCAACCATCAGGGCGCGGAACGCCGACTGAGGGCCATTGGCATCGCCATCAAAGCCGTGACCCGGCGTGATGACATACTGTTCCTGACCGACGTAATCTTGAGCCAGCAGCGTCCAAGTACCGAAGCCGCAGACACCGAATGTCGGGACTTCAGCGCCGTTCTTCACAGTGCCGGAGATGTACTGGAGGACGTTCTGACGGGTCGGGTTGACCGAGCCAGCAGCATACTGCTTCGACTTCCACCAAGTGTAGGTCGAGCGGTTGATGTTGCCGTAAGTGGCAGTGCCCGTACCATCGTCAACCGCAGCCGGGAGACCCGTGAACTGCTGGCTGTTCGTGGTGTTGGTGTAGAGGGCAGTAGCCATCGCGTCCATCATCACGTTCGTCGCGTCGTTCATACGAGCTTCGATGAGCGGGATGATTGCGTGGTCCTGCTGGACTGCACCTTCCATGCCGAGGAACGGCACGGGAGCGATCATCAGTTTAAGGTTGAACTCAGCGTTGTACGCACCCTGCTGGACGGCAGGCTGAGCGAACGAACCGGAGTAATCAGACCACTGAGCATTGACGAACTGAGCGCCCTGCACCGGAACGGTGACGGACGACACACCGCCCGTAGCCGTCTGGCTATTGGCAATGAGAGCCGCAAGAAGAGGCGTCGAGTTATAAATCTGGACGACCATCTTGGGGATAAACGCACGGCGTGTGACGTACGTTAGTTCGGTATACTGGTTAGTGCCTGATGCGGGAACAATACCGCCACCAATAGGCATGTTAGCACCTCATGTTTGGTTAAATTTGCGCCTTATCGTCCCCGTTACAGTCAAAACCCAATCGGACGCGGATTTTTCCGCAATTCGGTCAGAGCCTTGGCAGCTTCGTCTCGCGCAGCGCCAGCGGGATTGGCCCAAAACTTCTTCAGAGTGCCACGGGCGCTATCGTCCATGACATTCCGATTGAAGGAGGTCTGAGGCGTAGGCGTTGCAGCCTGACGCATCCAAGTCCAATAATCCGCAGCCGCTTCATGAGAGGTAATGCCTTTTTCGAGCATGATCTTCTCAATCTCCGCGATTTCTTCTTCTGATTTGGCTTTTCCATTCTTCATGAGATCACGACGACGACGTTCCAAGTTGTCAATCGCCTCGCGCTCACGCAGCTTACCTTCAAGCTGGTTCACGCGCTCACTAGCCTGTTCGAGCCTCGCCGCGACTTCATCTTTCAAGTCAATCGCGTCAATGGTCAGTGAAGGACGAGCCTTCTTCGTGAGGCGAAGAAACGCCTCCCGTGTATCGGGGTTGTCTGCCAATTCACGAGCAAGCTGAGCAAGCTCATCACGGGCATCCGGTGTAAGGTCTTCAAGCGACGGCATTTAAGTCCCCTATGCTGTCTGGTTAGATAACTTTTTTGCCATCGCCGGGAGGAACGATCTTGTAGATGTTCTTCGATCCGGTCTTGGACGCATTGGAGAGGCCACCAAGGTGCGCGTAACGCGGCGTGTTGGTGATCTGACCATTCTGCTGCTGGTCGGTAGTCGGGTTGCGCGGCGCTGCGGCCTTACGCGGCTTAAACAGGTCCATTTGCTCGCTCCTACATGGGCGGGGTCGGGCCAGCGGGCGGCATACCCGGTGGCATTGCGGGGGGCGCACCAGCACCCGGAGCGGGCGGCGGCGCGGCAGGCATCGGAGGAGCGCCACCGGGGGGCATACCACCACCCGGCATTGCGCCTTGAGCCTGCGGGAGATTTCCAAGCAACTGCATGATTTCAGCCGCTTGAAGTTCATCGGTGCGAGGCTTCTTCGCCCCAATGATCGAAGTGAGCGAATTAAGAGCAGACATCAGCTTCCGGCCTTCCGGCGTCTCAGAGCCAATCTGCGGGAGGGAACGCTCAAGAAGGTCGAGTGCCATGCTCACGTTAATCATAGCGGCTTCGCGTTCGCCTGCCTTGGGTTCCGGCGTCGCCATAGGCGCGGGCATCGGAGGCGGGGTGTCAGAAGCGGGCGCGGGCGTCATCGCATCACCTTCAGCACCGGGCTGAGGAGCGTTCGCCATCAACTGCATAATATCCTGATCGGCCATGTAACACCCAAGTTTCTGTCAAGATGCTGACAGTCAGCACTAAAAGTCAAGCGGGGGATATTTTTACGTCCGTCCCCCGTCAGACGAAACCAAAAACGGGACTAACCCGTTTATTAGTTAGCGGCGAGCCTTACGGCCCTTGCGACCCTTACGCATTGTGCGTCTCCGTCATGAGAGGGATGGATTGGTTCAAAAACTAAACGGACCCTTACGGGAACCGATTAGCGCTTTGCCTTGCGGCCCTTACGCTTAGCCATGTGTCGGCCTCCTGTTAGAGTTGACTGTCCCCAATTCGTATCAGCGGCGCTTGCCGCGACGGCTGCGCTTCACAGATTTATACATAGCTCACCTCACGTTTACACGTTGGTTCTGGCGTTGTGTCTGATCCCGTCCGATAGAACGAATAGACGACACGCGGTATTGGAGGTTCGCTGGTTTTTGCTCGCGTGTCAATTCCTTGGCACTAAAGCGGGGCTGGTCGCCCGTAGTTGCTTGACGTTCAGCCACCTTGCGCTCCTTTTTTCATGGGAGTGACGTTGCCGCCTTCCGGCTGCGGGGCCGACGCGGCTTTCTTCAACTTCTCTTTTAGCATCTGTTTCATCGGCGGGTCGATCATGTCGAGCAAGCTTTCCTTGTCGATTGCGCCAGCTTTGAACAGATTGAACGCCATAGAGCGCGTATCTTCCATAAAGATCGGGCTATTCGAGTGAGCGTCCACCTTGACCATGTAATCCTTGGTAAATTGTTCAGCTATGAACTTCATACCATCCGCATCTTTGTAATGCGTCGGATCATAGGCTTGGATCAGCTTCATGTAGAGCGTCGCCATTTTTTCCAATGCAAGTTCGACTTGCAAGGCGCGGCGTTTGGCGCGGGATGAGCCTAAGCGGGCAAGCTGAGAAGCGTGACCAGCGGAACGGACACCGCTTTCGCCACGACCAGACAGAACAGATGAAATGCCGGATGCTTCTTCAAACCAGCCGTCGATCTGTTTGATCTGTTCGTAAAGATCAGCAGGCATCTGCGGCGCGAGACGATCAGCCTTTGCGTTCGGCATGTCAGTCGAGAGCAAGCCGCCCGGACGGTTCAGAGCGAAGTTCTTTTCATCCAAGATGCCAGTAAAGCCCATAAGGGCCGTCGGCGGGTTTACTTGTTTGGCAAGCAAATCAAGGATTTCGCTCATGCGCCGATTGTACATCTGCTGAAGATAGATGAGGCGCGAGACTTCCGACTGACCCCAGAAGTAGTCGGGCATCGGGTTGGGGCAAATCTGAATGAACGGGCTTTCGCCCTTCAAGAACATGCTCTCGTTGGCGCGGTCATAGATGATGACATCTGGATCTGCCTTCGTGACCACCATGTAGTCTTGAATGTCGTCGCACCAGACGTAAAGCTCTGTCATTTCAACCGTTTCTTCCTCTACGCGAGGCTTCATTCGGTTGTAACCGTTGAGATCCAAGTTGACGTTACCCATCATGGTCGGGTCTGACGAAGACAGAACGATGCGGTCAAGACCGCTTGCAACATAGTGCGTTTCTGTCGGCGCAGTGGTGATGCGCTTGATAATGTCATCGCGCTTGGGATGATTGTACAAGCGAGCGTACAGATCAGACTTCGTGATGTAGTAGGTGTGCGTGAAAGCTTCCTGACGATCAGAGTGAGGAACGTCTTCACGCAACATGCCCATCATGGCAGGGTCAACGTAATAGGGGAAGATTTGCCCCTTGTTGACGATCAGCTTCACGAAGGCGCTGTCGTAGCACATGGCCCAGTTGAGGGCTAAACCGAAGATGTGGTCGCCGTTGCTGTCAGCCCACTTGTCATTGAGCGACTGAGTTAGGCGAGGAATTTTCCGGTATTCAGTATCGGGAGCCGATGCGCCTAAGTTGATGGCGAAGCGGGTCGTGTCAGCCGAATAGAGAAACGCAACAAGCTGGTCGATGTGCGGGTAAATCTTGTTATAGGCAGACGGGCTCTCGTCGGGTGCAGACCCGAAAAGGTAAAAAGAGCGCAGCGAATTGTAATCCGCTTTGCGCTCTTCCTGAGACACCTTGCACTTGCGAACGAGGTCCAGATAGAACTCTTCGCGTTGCTGGAGGTTGGTGGGTATTCTCATCAGTCGCCAATCTTCAGATTTGGATCATTCGCATGAACCACTGTCGGGAGCTTGGTTGGCAGATTAGCATCTTTTGGATTAAATCCAACCTGTTCTCCCATAGCAGATTTAACAGCGCCGCCCGCAAGCATACTCTGCATGGAGTATTTGCCCGCATCGCCCCACATGACGCCGTTCAGCTTGGCCTGACGCGCCATCTCAGCTTCCTGCTCATTGATCTTGGCGTTGTTGCGGGTCAGATAGCCCTGCTGGCTTTCGCCCTCTTTGACCGACTTGATGTCTGTCATACCGAAATCGACAGCTAACTGCTTGAGATTGTTATCATTTCTCTTTGTGCGGCCCGATTTAACACTGTCTCGCATAGACGGCGCACGCAAAAAGACCACAGCAACGTCGTCGCAACCATGCTCGCAAAGAGGCTCCCAAGCCTCGAAAAACCCATGACGAGGGCATTTATAGGAACGAAGGATAGCCATCAGTTTCTCTCCATCTGCTCTCTGAAGTTAGGCTTTGAAAAATCAGCCCTATTCTTAGGGCCAATGTTAAGGGTAATCTTACCCCCATCTAATTTCAAGCCATATCCGCGAACAACGCGAGGTTTAGGTGTGGTGTTGTATTGCATGAACTTGGTGCGGTTGCGGTTACGCATAACCGTAACGTCCCCACGTTCCAGCCGTTCGAGGGCGCGGGACATTCGCACTTGGCTCTCTTCCGACATGGTGTGAGTGCCGCCGACAAAGATGCCAAAGATCAGGCGTTCAGATAGGCCAGCCAGCTCTGCCAAAAATTTGACAGACATGATCCGTTCCTCTTCTTCGAGGTAGCGTTCCATGCGGCGGTAGATTTCTGCTTTGCTCAGAACTTCGTTCATTGTCCGTAAAGCCCAATTCTCTTGAGATAGCCAGATACTTGGCGACCAGTTGCAATTTGTTCTGGCGTGTATTCTTCCATGCCCTTCGACACAGAGCGTGTGAGCTTCATCGCAATCAAGCGAGGCTGCACTTGTTCCGCATAAGCCGCCGCCGCGAGAGCTGATGCAATCACGCGGTCATCTTTCGATCTGCCGGGCGCTGCGATAGTGCCGCCGTCGCGACGAATGGTCTTCATCTCTTCGATGCACTCAATCGACCTGATCCGCATCATGCCGCGCTCGAAGTAATCCTTCATGTAGGACATCATGCGTTCTTTAGTTGCATGTGTGGTTAGCCAGCCGATGCTTGTGCCGGGACCAGACAGCGTGTCGTTCTTACGCCAGATGTAGTTCTGCATGTGAGAGAGAACATCCATCAGATCATTGCCGCGAGCGCCGCCAACCGCAGCCGCATGACGCTTGAGGTTGCGAAGCTCTTGAAGAACAGGCTGTCCGGGGCCGTTGACTTCAAGGTTGAGCGTCGAGTTCTTGTAAGCACCAGCGAGATGAGCGATCACCCACGCAAACTGATAGGTGTTCATTTCGTTGGTTGCGAACTCTGCGACTTGTTCGAGCCCATCAGCATAAACGCGGTA